TACAAGAAAAACTTGGCCGCTTACGAAGGGCTGGACTTTTTGAGAGGCAACCACCAAGTCTTGATACCCCATAGCGAAACGGAGGCGGGTACATACCAACTGGATGGTGGCGAGAACAAATTTTCAAACATTGTAGAGATACCGGAGGGCCTACACCTTTTATTGGCGCAAAAAGAGACCGAGGCGTGTGGCGGCACTGGTTACTTTACGGACAGTAGAACGGATAAGCTGCTATTGACAGCCTACATTAAACAGTTGGGCGTGATTGGTGAGGGGGAGCGTAACAATGCCTTGTATAAAATGGCGTGTCGTGGCTACGATTTAGGGTTGTCGCCCGAAGTGGTATTAGGTATTGTATCGGATGCGGATTGTTTTGCGCCACCGTTGTCGGCTAGGGAAATGGCTACAACGCTTGTAAGCGCATTGAGCACTCGACAAAATGAGATAGGTTCGCACGCTGTTGAGGAAGCACTGAAAGCCTTAGGCCCCATAGATTCTGGCTGTTCTCCGGGCCAAGGGCTTAATGACGTGCTTCCCCAAGAGCAGGCGGCCGCTCAGTTTGCTGAGGTATGCCCGTGGCACGACAAGCTACACAAAACCAAACACGGCACGGTGAGTGCTCAGAATTTTTGTGTGCGAAACTGCGCCATATTTTTAAAAAACATGAAACAGTTTAAGGGCAAGTTGGGCTACAATGAGTGGAGCCGTGAGACTGTGTGGCTAGAGCCATGTAGTTGGCACGCATTTGATAGAGCGGACTGTATGCCCAATGGTATTGCGGTGACGGATGACGACTTACTATCTATTAAGACGTTGTTTAATGATATGGAGTTTGACCCGTTGGTTAACCAGATCTACCAAGCCGCTCGGACTGTTGGATTTGAGAAAAGTTTTCACCCGGTGAAGAAGTGGTTTAGTGAGTTGCCAGCGTGGGACGGTGTGGAGCGGGTACGTGGGTTGTTCCCAAACTATTGCAATGCGGATGACACTGCGTTTAACCGTGAGGTTGGCGAGGTTCTTATGGCCGCAATCGTTAAGCGCATTTATGAGCCGGGGTGCAAGTATGACCACATGGTGGTGTTGGTTGGGCCAGAGGAGCAAGGCAAGTCCACGGCGATTAAGGCCTTGTCGGTGTTTAATAGTTGGTTCACGGATTCTTTGGGAGATATTAACAAGACTGGTGATGCCATCCAGCAGATCAAGGGTAAGCTGATCGTGGAGGACTCAGAGCTTAATGCGTTTATGAGCCGGTCGAATACGGTGGCAAGTGTTAAGGCGTTTATATCTAGGGAGGTTGACCGAGCGCGATTGGCGTATGCGAAGTTGACTGAGGATGTTCCGCGCCAGTGCGTGTTTATGGGCACTACAAACGAAAACCAATTCTTAAATAGTGTGACAGGTAATCGTCGGATATGGCCGGTGGAGGTGTACGATATTGACGTGCCAACGCTTACCAACGACTTACCACAGTTGTATGCTGAGGCCTTGCTTGTTTACAAAAAGCGGTACGCTGGGTTAAAAAATGGACTGGTGTTGCAATCGGCAGAAGCGATTGAGCAGGCCAAGAAAGCTCAGACTAGCCGCATTGAAGTGGACGAGCTTGAAAGAGTTATCCAAGAGTGGTTAAATAAAGGTGTGAGAGACGGGTTCCAGTTGAGTGATGTATGGGATGGTTTGGGTCGAGATATAATCCATCTAAGCATTAAGGAACAAAAGCGTCTGGAGCGTGCGTTATTAAAGTTGCAGTATAAACGCAGCGATAATGGGTTTGTGAAGATTGGAGGTAAAAAATGATTGATGAAAACAGTACAAAAGAAGATGTTTTAGAAGCAGTGAAGCAGAAGCAGGATGGGTTTTATTTGCAGTATGCAAGTGAGGCATTGAAGGGTGACCGTGATGTGGTTATGGAAGCGGTGAAGTATGATGGGTGTTCGTTGCAATATGCGTCTGAGGAATTGCGAGGTGATAAAGAAGTGTTGCTGAAAGCGGCAAAGAACGATTGGGAAGCGTTGCAGTATGCAAGTGAGGACTTGCGTAATGATCGGGAAGTAGTGTTTGCAGTGGTGTATTGGAATTATGAAGCATTGCGATATGCTGGTAATGATTTATTATATGAGGTTGCGTGTGATTGGCAAGATGCGATGCAACAGGAGGTAAATAATGATAACTGATAGCGTAAAAGAAAAAATACGAATGGGTTGGAAGCCCTTGGGCCATTTTTATGTTGATAGAGAAAGGGTTCCCGACTTGGACTCTCTCCGACATGAAGTCCCAAGTGGACGTATTGCAGTGATTACCAATGACATAATAAGCGGCTCGTCACAGGTTTCTATTATAGGTTTGCCAAGCCTATTTGAACCGAGAGATGAAGAGTTTATTCACGTTCTTGCTAATGTGGCCTCTTATATGTTTGAGTTTAACATCAAGTTTGACGAGTTCAAATATGTTACCTTTCAGTTTGACGGTTCCTTGGACGAATATGTGAACGACGGTGTTTTTCGGTGCCGGTTTCGAATTGGTCAAAGAGGCAGTTTTGGTTGCCATTTTGGGTGCTGGGATGCGATGGTTGCCATGGAGGTAAAAAATGATTAATAAAAACAGCACAAAAGAAGAAGTTATAGCAGCGGTGAAGAAGAATGGTTTTGCGTTGCGGTTTGCTAGTGGGGAATTGATGGGCGATCGTGATGTAGTGCTGGAAGCAGCGAAACAGAATGGCTGGGCTTTGTATTATGCTAATGTGGAATTGCAAAATGATCGGGCGTTTATGGTGGAAGCAGTGAAGCAGAATGGCTGGGCGTTGCGGTTTGCTAGTGAGGAATTTAAAAATGATCGTGAAATTGTGCTGGCAGCAGTGAAGCAGAATGGCTGGGCGTTGCAGCCTGCTAGTAATAAATTGCGGGCTGATCGTGGAATTGTTATGGAAGCAGTGAAGCAGGATGGCCTTGCGTTGTTGTATGCTAGTAAGGCATTGAAGGATGATCGTGAGGTTGTTCTGACAGCGGTGAGGCAGTGTTGGTATGCGTTAAATTATGCCAGCGATGAGTTGAAAAGTGAATTAAAAAAGGAGGCAAACAATGATTGATACGATAACTTTTTTTCGAACGGCAGTATTTACTATAGTGTATTGGGGCTCGTTGATAGTGGCCTTGTTTTTTGTTTGTTGCGGTCCAAACCTAGACGAAAACGATAAGACTCTAGGCGGAGTATGCTACAACGTTTTGATACGGCTACTACTAGCGGCAGTTGCGTTAGTGGTATGGTATTACTCGTTCACATTTATTTTATTTTTATTCTTTGAAACTTTGGGAGCGTTGTGATGAGTGAAGATATACGATCACATAACGTCGGAGCCTCGGACTATTCCAAGTACAAAATACAGCCATGGGACATTTGGCTTGAGTACAATTTAAACCCATGGGACGCTGATATTGTTAAACGTGTATTACGCACCAAGCCGGGTGAGCGACGACTGGATTACGAGAAGATCATCCATGTGTGTCAAGAGCGTATCCGGCAAATAGATAAAGGTAAAGAAAATGATAGACAAAAATAGTACAAAGGCAGAAGTTTTAGAAGCTGTGCAGCAGGATGGGCGTGCGTTGCGGCATTCGAGTGAGGTATTGAGGGGTGATCGTGAAGTGGTGCTGGCAGCGGTGAGCCGGAGGGGGAACTTATTGGAGTATGCCAGTGAGGAATTGAGGGGTGATCGGCATGTCGTTATGGCGGCGGTGAAGCATTTCGCGCCATCGGCGTTGATATATGCAAGTGCTGAGTTGCGTGCTGATCGTGAGGTTGTTCTGGCAGCGGTGAGTCATTCTGGGTTTGCGTTGAAGTATGCTAGTGAGGAATTACGAGGCGATAAAGAAGTAGTTTTGGAAGCGGTGAAGCAGACTGGGTGGGCGTTGCCGTATGCAAGTGGGGTATTGCGAAATGATCGTGAGGTACTGCTGGCTGCGGTGAAAAATAAGGGGGGCGCGTTGAAATATGCGTCTGAGGAATTGAGGGGCGATAAAGATGTGGTGCTGGCAGCGGTGAGCCGGAGGGGGAACTTATTGGAGTATGCGAGTGAGGAATTGAGGGGTGATCGTGATGTGGTGATGGCAGCGGTGAAGCAGAATGGGTTTGCGTTGCAGTATGCGAGTAAGGAATTGCGTGCTGATCGTGAGGTAGTACTGGAAGCGGTGACGCAGTGGTGGGGTGCGTTGAAGTATGCTAGTGAGGAATTGAAGGGCGATCGTGAAGTGATGTTAGCTGCGGTGAAGCAGGAGGGGTGGGCGGCGTTGAGGTATGCAAGTGGGGAGTTAAAAAATGACCCATCAGTAGCGTTTGAGGCTATGAAAAATAATCTTCACGCCTGTAGGCTGTTCGGCAGTGCCCTAGTTGAGGCTATACTAACAACGCTAGATAGCGATAATGATGGAATTGGCGCGGCTAACGAGATGCCGGTAGCTTGGGAACAAGCATTAAACGCCCACGGCTGGATGAGGGGGTGGGTTCGATCATGATTAAACCAACCTTACGTTATGACGCATTAACGCAAGAGTATTATTATAAATGCAGTCGAGAAGAGAAGGACATCCCAAAACAGTGCCGGATGAAATGGTCAGCCGGAAACACGGCTTGGAAAACTAAAGACTGGGCATTGGCCATGAGAGCCGCAGAGCTTTCAGGCATTGGTACCGAGATGTTTAGAGATAAACTTTTAAAGCCACCAGCTCGGCTCACCCTTCCGGATTTTTTATACGACTACCAGAAAGAAGGCATCCAAACGATCGTGGCCAATAAAAATCTATTGCTGGCCGACGAGCAAGGGCTAGGCAAAACGGTACAAACCATTGAGGCCTTGCGGTACATCGACGTCCGACGCATTTTAGTATTGTGTCCGGCATCCCTCAAGTATATGTGGCAAGAGCAATTTGACCAATGGTCGGATAACCTACTCACCCAAGTAGTGGCCAACGGTAAATCACAAATTCTATTTACTAACAACGTCGTCATTGCTAACTACGATCTGGTATCCAAACGGTATATTTACGAGCAGCTACGCGCGTGGGCTCCCGATATGGTGATCTATGATGAGGCGCATTATCTCAAGAACCCCACGTCCAAACGGGCCAAGGCGTCATTTCTACTTGGAGCTAAAGCTGACCGGCGACTCATGCTTACTGGTACCCCAATGCTTAATCGGCCTATTGAGCTGTATAGCATACTTCGGTTTTTAAAACCAGCAACGGTTGAGCCATACGACAATTATAAAAAGTACGGTTATAAATTTTGTAATGGCAAGGAGGGCCCCTTTGGTTTTGATGTTAAGGGCGCCAGTTGTACCGACGAGTTAAACTACCGACTCAAACGCACAGTGATGCTACGGCGACTAAAGGCCGATGTGCTGACAGATCTACCAAGCAAGACGATGCAGATTATTCCCATGGAGCAAACCAAGGACACCAAAAAGATAGTCAAGCAAGAAGGGTTGTTCGACGTGAATGCGATTTTAGAGAAGCCAGACGCCAACCTTATCGGCGAGATGGCTACTATCCGTCGAGAGCTTGGAGAAGCTAAGCTACCCCAGAGCATTAGTTACATTAAAGATGTAATCGCGAGCGGCGTTGAAAAGGTTGTGGTGTTTGCGTACCACAAGGCAGTATGTGAAGGGTTGTACGAAGCGTTTAAAGAGGAAGGTGCGGTTCTAGTCTATGGCGGTACGGCTTCAACTGATCGCCAACGCTACGTCGATCGGTTTCAAAAAGACGCAGACACTAAAGTATTTATCGGCCAGATACAAGCTGCTGGCACTGGACTCACCCTAACCGCAGCCAGTCATGTAGTGTTTGTAGAGAACAGTTGGGTGCCCGGAGAGATGGACCAAGCCGTTGACCGGTGCCACCGGATTGGCCAGAATAATAAAGTAACCGCACAGGTTCTCGTCGTGAAAGATAGCGTCGATCATGTTATAATGAGATCAATGTTTTTTAAAAAGAGAAGGATTAAGGAGGTTTTAAAATAATG